TACGTATCTTATTCTCTTTACACCAAAATGCTTTATCAACACCATTGTATATATAGTATGCTTTTATTGTGTATTTAGGATTACGTGGTTTTCTCATTCTATATCACTATCACGATAATCAATTTGAGCTACGATCCATAGTTCATTTTGTTTTAATATGTCAATAACACTTTTAGAGTAACTTGGTTTTTGTCCTGTATATTCGTTTAAGTCCATACCTGTATACATTGCACCACGCATATATTCAATAGTGGCTTCCATCATAGCAGTTTGTAAAGCAGTATCTTCAGCTATCATATAGTTTAATACTAAGCGTTGTCTATCTTTATTGACACCACGATAAGCACTATACATAATGTTATATGCTTTTCTACTTGCTAAAATAAGATTAAATTCTAATCTCTCTCCATATATTTCAACTAACTCATCTGCTGTAATTTCACTATTATTTAATATCTCATCTTCTGTGATTATATATTGTCCGTTATTTAATGTCATTCTAACACTCCTTTAATAAAATAGGGCAGGGTATGAACCCCACCCATATTTAGGTTATTCTATTTAGTCTGCTTCCCACACTGCGTAGATAGTATCATCTGCTGTTGCTAAATCTGTTGCTCCAACTAATGAAGTACCTCCTGCATCATAAGCCCATCCTGTCAATGTATTTGCTGTATACACTGGAACTGGGAAAGGTTCGTAGTCTAATATAATTGTGTGATCTATTAGAACATCCTCAACCACTACATCAGCTTCACTAGCTGCTATATTTCCTCCGTTAAGGTCGAAAGTCAGGCTTGTTCAACCAGCTGAAGTATCGTGGAATTTTAATAATACTCTTGCTGGATTTGTTACTTTGAATCCTGATACGATTTGAACTTGTGCTAATGTCCCAATGAATCTAGTTGGTTCTTCAACTAATCTCATTGCTTCAACACTTGTTACGATTGAGAATGTATCACTATCATACATTACATATTCCATTAAATCTCCTGTTGCCCATGTAACTCCACCGATAGTTTGGCCATCTACTGCTGCACTATCTGCTGCTTCATATTCAACAACATTTAATCCTGCTACTCTACCAACGATTGCATTTGATACTACATTGTCGCCAGTTAAACCAGTTCTTTGGAACTCATCTGATTTAAGTAACATTGCATAAATTGCAGGTGTCACGATTAATGTATCTGGTGTAACTCCTGTTGCTACTAATTTAGCTCTGTCATCTACGATTGTATCATAAATATCACTTGCTGATGCTACTGTTAAAATATTTGTTGAATTGATTACTGAAGTAGTTTCGATCAATGCTGTATATGCTGCTAATGTCCAACCTTTTTTAACTTCTTGAATAGCTGATTCCATTTCACTTGCTGCTGCTGGGTAAGCAACTGAAGCGATTGTAGCACCAAAAATCTTACGTGAACGATTGAATTGTTTATTTAAACTAATTGTGATGATTGCATCTTCTACTACTGCATCACTAAAGTCTGCACCTGGTACTGTTGATGTTACTGTTCCAACACCTGGTTTATGTACCATAATTTGACCTGCTGGCCCTAATTGATATTTGTCTGTGAATGTTACTCCTGGTATAAATATATTCCTATACCATAAATTCGGTTCTAATAATGGTGAAAACTTGTCATCTACTGTGTGTCCACTTACTGGATATACTAAATTTGCCATCTTTCTTTCTCCTTATTTTTTATTTTTTGCCATAGATGTTTGGATTAGCTGCTTTATAAGCTTCAATATCGCTATCTACACTTGGTGGATTAACTCCATCTTTGCTTTGTAAGCCTATCTGAATCCCATCTGTGGACTTGAATATAGGGTATTTCTTTAATACTTCATTTAGATTGTCTGGGTTTCCCCCTGCTAATTTCAACGCATCTTCTAGCTTGTCAGGTGCTATACCTAATTCACTTGCTTTCAATTTAGCGACATATCCATTCTTTTCAGTTTGCCAATCGGCTTCCCTAGTTTTGAATAAGTCTAGTTCCTCTTGTTTCTTTTGTATTTCTGTTTTTTGGCTTTCCTGATATTCTTTGAATTGTTTAATACCCTCTGCATCAAATAAGTTTATATCGTATTCTTTCGATAACTCACGAAGTAAATCTGTCTTTGATGGTGTTGCTTCCACTACTGGCGGAGTTGCCTCAACGCTCGGTGGTGTTACAACTGGCTCTACTACTGTCTCTACTTTCGGTTCTATAACTTTTGGTTCTGCCATAATATGTTTCCTCCTTTTAAGTCTGTATGACTAATCTCCGCTATTTTAGGTTACGTTTCCTATGAATACTAAACTGGCTAATAAGCCATTTATATCGTTCCCATTTGCCATTGTTGGCAAGAATGGATTGATAACTAAACTTGATAAATCATTTACTTGTGGTACTGGTGGTAACTTTGGTATTGTTTCTATTGGTATTCGATCAATTGGTATTATTCTTATTTGTGGTAACATCTTATTACCTAATTCATCTAATGGAATAATCGTATCAACATCATATTCACGTTGTCTTGGTTCTTCCATCATATCTCGACTTTCTACATCATTAGGTATTGTTACGCTACCTGCTCGGTAATATGATACATTCGGTCTTATTAAGAATCTCCATACCCATTTACCTTTACTTGCTGCTGCCATCATTCGTTCATATAATTTACCTTTACCTGTATAACCGTATGTAGCTCCACCATGAAATCGTATAATTAAATCAGCTTTATCTCTTGCTATTGCTGATACGTTAGATGAGTATACCGCTTCAAACCCTTTACTCTCTAACACATCTTCTTCTTTTTTAGTATAGGTATATCGTTGATATTGTCTATTCTCTTTGGATAACTTTGGCATTACTGACCACCTACTTTATTCTTCTGGTGTTTCTTCGGTGTCAGGTATAACCTTTTCATCAATCACTGGGCTATTTACTGTTTCATTGACCGCTACTAATGGTGTCTTTTGTTCTATCAACATATCATTAGTTTCTAGGTTCTCTGCTTGTAACGCACTTAATTCAGCTTGTGATACGCTATCATAACCGTTCTCAATCTTAACTCTAGCACTCGTAGCAAGTTGCTCACGTTCTGTCATATCTGTATGAACGTATTTAACTGCTGTTAGTATATCCCATGATGTACCTAATCCTAGTTGTGCTTCTGTTGTTCTATCGCTTTTAGATTTAAGTATGTAATCATTGAATACTATTTTAATATCAAAGTCAGGTGGTTTAGCTGCGTTGTATGTCTTATCTTCATTCTCTGTCATACTCTTTGTCACTAATCTAAACTCTAATGCTGTCTTTAAGATGTCCTCTAAGAACTCAGTCCATAATTCAATCTTCTTATTACGAGTACGGATTGATACTTTCTCACGTTCTTGTTGGCTTTCTGCACTTGCATCTATTGCTTCTAATCCAGTTATCCCAATCGTTAAAGGACTTAATCCTGAATTGTTTAATACTTGTGTTACCCAAACCTTATATGATTCAATGTGTTTCTCTGTTCTAATATCCCCTTGTTCATATGAAATCTTTTGTTTGTCTGTATTTTCACTAGGGCTATCAGCAAATAATATATGGTCTTTCTCAAATGCACCTGGATATTTATATTTCCCTGTTGTTAAACTCTTTATCATTAACTCTTCTGGGAAGTATCTATTTAATTTACTATCTCTAAACTCTTGAATCCAAGTTGATAGTATTTCATCAATAGCATCAAATGCACCATAAGAACCTGCGTAATCGCTTTCTCCTACATTGCTATATCTAAACTCACTATTAGGTAGTTTGTTAGGTTTGTATAAACTCAATCGTTTCATGTACCCTTTGAAATCAATACGTTTCAATTCGGCTGTATCTTCTAATTCAGTTAATGAAACCTTAATCCATTTACTACCCCCATTTACTTGTGATACTGAACTGTATACTAACATATCTAATGCGTAGTCTATGTAAGCACCTACACCTTTTTCCATACCATATATCTCACTTAAGCGATATTGTGTCTTGCCTTTCTCATAATACTCATAGAATATATCTTCTAATACTCTACCGCTTTTGATTACACTTGTATAGTTCTCAGGTTGCCATGCTTCGATTATAGGATATTCGGTTAGCTTTGGATTCCAACTTAACTTCCACGCTGTACCGCCACTCCATGATTCCGTTTCAATAGACTTACTTAATATTGAACCTTTGAACTTGTTATCTTTTAACATCTCATCTAGTTCATCTTGTAATTCAGTTTCCTTATCGCTGCCTTCTACTACTATATCAAAGCCATTACCTACGATTAAATCAACCATCTTCTCACTAATTAATTGAGGGAAACCACTATGTATCTTTCTTATATCAGTGTCAGTGTCAGCCCAAAAGTATTTTAAACTCTCACTTTTTTGCCCATTACGTATGAACTTAGGTGCTTCCTTACGATAGAAGTATGCTATATCTTGCTCAATACCACTATACAAAACACTATTCTCTAATATCCTACGTGTCATATGTTTATCATTAAAACTATTCTTCATGCCTACTAATAAAGGGTTGTATTGCATTTCGCTACCAACTCCTTTCCTATAATTTTCAATGCGTTTATCTACTGCTTTATTAATCCATGTTGCTGGATTTATTGCCTTTAGTAGTTTAATATTACCACCCCACCATCATTTTCTTTGTATACGGTGCTTGGCCGTACTCCATACTATCTACTCTATCTTTGTGTAAATGTTTATTAAAAGCTCTTATATCTGTTTTAGACTTCGTTGTATAAAATGCTTTCGTGAATGATACATAGCAAGGCTCGGTCTTTTGTGTGAATAAGAATCTACCTTGATCTAATTGTGTAACGCCCCAATCCACTCTCTCTTTAATAGTGAACTTTTGAGCGTTGTAACATCTTAAGTTAAACTGTGCCTTTAATCTGCTATCCATTGTTAATCTCATTATCTTGGCTGCACTATCTATAAAGTCACCTTTGATATACATTGAATATTTAATGTAATATGGTGTGAACCATTTAACGAACTTATCCCATATTTCATCATGGTTAGCGTTATTAAACTCTATGAAGTCTGCTACTATATAATGTTTAAACCCTGTTGTAAATATATTAAGTGTGATTACATTGTTATCTGTACCACCTACATCATGGCCTAATGTCATTATTTCTATACCATGTTTGTTTAAGAATGCTAAATCCTCTTCGTTCTCACCTAGTAAATCCAAGTGAATAATGTTCTTTTCTCTTGTCATATAGTCAGCATAGATTACACCTTCTCGTATTCCTCTTATGCCTATTATCTTAGTAAACCATTGATACGAGCCTTTAGGTGTATTAGCAATTAGCTTACGTTTATCTTCTTCAGTCATTGTTGGATTATCTTTAAAGTTAAAAAAGTAAAATATAAAGTCATCACTAGCTTCTGTACGTTCTAATTCATTCATTGTTTCCTTTGGTACTTCTATTGCATATTTATCTGATGGTCTACATTTGTTTAGATGTTCTGTATATACTGGTGTATCTGGGTCTCCCCCATTACTACTACAATATAAAAAGCCACCATTTCTAAATACACGAATAAACAACTCACTAATGAAATCATCATCTGCTATGTTTATTTCTTCTACATTAAACCCACGAATAGTTAATCCTAATATATCACTCCATCGTTTCTTGTTATCATAACCTGCTAAATATATAACCTTGTTAGGCTTTACACCTTGCATATTAATAGTTATCTTTGCTCCACCCTCACCTGCCTTATTGTATTGGCATATTGAGCGGAATAGATTGTAGAATGAATCTGGGTTCTGTATGAACATCTTTTCTAATACTGGTAAACTCTTACCGCCTAGAAAGAATTGTGTATGCTCTGGTGGTGTTTCCATGATACGCATTATGTATGCTATACCAAATATAAAACTCTTAGATGAATTTGTTACACCCTCGCCAAATATGACTTGATGTCTGTCTTTGATTATATCTTTATGTTTCTCTAATAATATAACTTGATCTAATGTCATAACTTATCAATGAACTTATCTAGCAATACACCAAATGATTTCAATTCTAAGTCGCCAGTAACATCAATCTTTTCGCCCCACTTCTTAGAGTGTAAGTTCTTCAATGAAAATATCAATGCTGTTGTGTTCCCTTTCATTGCTTGTTGGAATAGTGTTTGTTCTAACTTAGCAATCAATGTTTCTTTACTATATTTTAACGCTTCCTCAAATTCCTCATGTTTATTTCTATAATTATGCCACGCTGTATGCCCTACTTTAAGGCGTTTCATTATGTCATTTTCAGTATGCCCATCTATACGCATAGTCTTAACTAAATCTAAATACGGTAATATGTGAGTATCATACTTGCTTCTTCTACCTACTTGTGCCATAACTTTCACCTCATTTTTACACTGAGTGAGTGTATTATTCTCATATTCAAAGTATATGATGGACTCATTAATGCGTGTTTATATCACTCCACACACACTTTCATACAATAAGTATATAACTTTAGCCCTTTATTGTCAAAGTTTATTACAAGAAAAAAGACAACCCCTATATAATGAATTGCCTTTAAGTTAGAAATCATTGGCCATAATGTCTCCTTTTTCTATCTATCGCACTCTTTTTGTTCAAGTGCAGTCGATTACAACTATATTATACTCCATCATAAGAAAAAAGACAACCACGATCTAGGCTGCCTTTTTCCAAAAAGGGATAAGGTAATAAAGAATACTTACATTTATATTATATCACTCTTCCCCCACATATGCAATAAGTTCGTTATATTGTCCTATTGCTCGTTGTGATTGGCTCATCTTTTCTTCAATTTCCTCTTGCTGCCTAACTAACTCATCATAATATCTTTGCTCTGCATCTCTTAAGTTTGTTAATTCTTTAATTGCTGTCATTTCTTACTCCACCCCACTTTCTAATTCTTCTATTCTTGCTTCAAGTTCTAAAATATATAATCCTAGTTCATTAAATAATAAATCTAACTCATCTTCAGTATAAAAGTTTAAATCATTCATATCTAATTCAGTAATATTTAATTCATTTTCTATTATTCGTTGCTCTAATTCTAATATATCTTCTTGTGAGTATGTTTCAAATATACATTGTTGGAAAGTGTTATTCCACTCTCCATTGTAATCATTCTCACAATAATACTCCTCTGTTTTTTTCAGTTCAATATCATCACACCCACTAATAATTAAAACAAGTGTTAATGCTATGATTATTGTTAATACTTTTTTCATTTCTTACTCCTCCTCTTTATGATTAACCCTACGCTTAATGGTAAGGTTGCTACTGCTATTATTGCTAATGCTAATAAGATTAATCTGATTGTCATCTTATTCCTCCTTTAATAATTCATAATATAAATCTTCATTCATAACATAATAATTTTTCTTTTCGTGTATTTCGATAGTATTAATAAATTTCTTATATTTATCTAGTTTAGATTGAAGTTCCTCTATCCATTTATAACTATCAGCTTGGATATTAGTTGCTTCTTTTATTTCTGTTTGAAGTTCAACTATCCATTTAGATAAACTTTGTTCAGTTTCATCTCTGTCTTTTCGTTCTTCTTCCATATCATTAAGTTTAGCTTGAAGTTCTTTTCGTGTTGGTGGAATAGGTTTCCCATTTTTAATCAAGTCTATCATTTCGGCAATTACTGTTATTTCTAATGTGTCATTTAATTCGCTGATAGTTTTAGTTTTTCTTTTGTTTTCTTCTTTCATATCACTAAATGCTTTGGTAATGAGTTTCACTTGTCTACTTTCCCCTATCATTGTTAAATATTTTAATGCTCCTTTTACTTCTTTATTCATTTATTTCCACCCCATTTGTTTCTGTTGTCCATTCAAAATCATATAGGGCTTGTAGTTGTTTTGTGCTTTTACCTAATAACTGCATAGGTAAATATCCTTGTTTTAAAAAGAAATCAACTAATTCTTCGTGTGTCATTACTTTTACTTCTTTATTCATCTTGCACCTCTTTTGACAGTTTTCATTAAATCGTATAATTCAAGAAATAAGAATACTTCATCAATAGTGAATAGCATATTGCTACAACCTTTTACATTGTATCCTTTTGATTTTTCGTTATATGTTGCTAATCCTGTTTTAATTGTTCCCATATATGCTACGGTTACATTCTGATTATTAAGTTTTAACGCTTCTTCTTTATTCATTTCTTATTCCTCCTTTAATTCACCTTTTTTTATAACACTTAACACTTCTTCTGAGTATGGTTCATCAACATTACAAATATAATATCTATGTTGTTTATACCCATTAAGTTTTTTTCGTTCATCTAATAGTTCTAATATTCCTATAAGATTGTTATACTCTGTATTACTAAGTAACTCACCTAAATGTTCTACTTTTAAAATAATATGTGAATCTTTTTTTACTTCAAATTTATTCATTTCTTATTCCTCCTATTTTATATCTCCCATTTACTAGATAAATTTCCTTACCCTGTAATCTTGCTAATACTTCTCTTTTTAGCTTGGTTAGTTTATCTTTGTTTGTCATTCTATCCACCCTAACTCAATCATTTGTTGATGTATTGCTTGGTGTAATTTTATGTTTATTTCTATTTGTTGTATTCGCTCGTGATTAGATAATATTTCAT